CGTTCATTTGATGCAGGACACTCAGTTGGGTCTGGTGATTTTGAAGACGACAAGGGTAATTACAGCGATGAGTACAAAGAAGCAAATCGCAAAGCAACTAATCGAAAGAAAGGCATAAAACGCGCAATTGACAAGCTGGATGAGGCTAAACCAAGTACGGGTTTAACCAAAAAACAAAAATCCAACGTGGTTAAAAAAGCAAAAGCAGGCAAAGATATTGGTAAAAAAGGCAAAGGATTTGAAAAAGTTGCTAAAAAAGCAGCTAAAACCTATGGTTCTAAAGAAAAAGGTGAAAAGGTGGCAGCTGCTAGTATGTGGAAAAATATTAAACGCACTGTTAAAGAGGGGATTTTTGACCCGACTTCACCATATTCAAAAGAACCATCAATGGCTGCACTATTAAAATTCCGCAAAGACTATGAAGGTTCGCCGTGGGAACGTCAAATTGAATATCGTATCGAAGAATTAACCAATCGGTTTGAACAAGGATTAGGTGCGCCACAGGATGCAAAAGGAAATCCTATCAAAATACTCACACCTGAAGAATGGGCCAAAAAGCATCCGCAAGAAATGCAAAAAATAAACAGCGGGACTAGTATTGGGCATAAAATTGATAACGCTATTCATACTGCGTCCGACGCGGTTGATACTGTGTCAAATGCATACAATAAAACCACTAAAGCAGTCGGCGATACCATTGATAATATTTCAAATGCGTATGACGCGACCACACAGGCTGGTAAAGCGGCTGCAGATACATTTAATAAAGTACGTAAAAACGTAAAGGAATCAGTTGAATTATCTGCAATCAAAAAACTAAGCGGTTTATTATAATGGATATGAAAGCTATTCTTCAAGCAATGGATAACGCTGCATCAAAACCAGTAGAAGATTCAAGCGATATAAAGAAGTTCATAGCAATTATCAATGAGGGGACTAATCCACATAAGGTTAGTCTCCCCGTTCAAATGGCAATGCAACATTATTCAGAACCTAAAAAGGTAGAAAGTAAACCATCTCTTCTAAAACAATATTTTGCAGAAGCTGAAGAAAATATAGCTAATGAAAAATTGAAAAAACGTCAAGTAATGAACCAATATGCACGAAAAATTGCAGAAAGAGTCCAAATGAAAGAAGATTTCAATGCTAACCTAAGTCCTAATCCAGGCTTTGAGCCAGGTCCAGGACCTGGTATCATGGCGGCTGAAACAATTGATAATCCAGAAGATGTTGTGAAAATGGATATCCCTTTATTGATCCGTTTATTGGAATACGCTAGAGAAGATGCCAAAACTGATATGGATTTACATAATGTTGCTGAAAAATTGATTGAATTTAGTAAAGACGGTGATGTTTTATCAATGGAACAATATGATGCCATTGTGGGCGAACAAAAATTACTTCCATCACCAGATGAGGATTAATATGAGAGAATATAAAATATCAAAACAATTAGTTGAAAGTTTTGGGTATGAACAACAATTGGATGAATATTCTTGGCAAGACTTAAAAGGGACTGCATCAAAGGCGGCTAATAAATTAGCAGGTCCATTACTAATTGCAACATATATTTGGCAAGGATATCAAGAAATCACCGCATTACCTACGTCTTTGTCAAAAGAGCAATATCGGTCAGCCGTTGCTAAGATAATTACTAAAATGATTGCTGATTACGGGTTATTTGCAGTTGGCACTGCATTAGGTGGAATTATAGGAGGTGCGGTGGCAGGTCCAGGCGCTATTGTCGGTATATTGACCGGTGGGATAGCTGCAGAATATTTGTTGGGGGACTCGGTTGATGAAATCGTTGAAAAAATCGTGGACGCATTATATCCAGTTGGCAAAGAAGACCCAAATACTGAAAAAATACGACTCATACAACAAACATTGCAACAAGTCGGGTATGATATAGGCCCAACTGGTGCGGATGGACAATTAAACAACCCAACTATAACCGCATTACAGCGACAATTAAAATCACTTGGTTATAATTTAGGAACTTCGGGCCCTAATAAAGATGGTGTGGATGGGGTAATTGGGAAATTAACAAACGATGCCATGAATAGTTTGGGATTAGGTTTACAAGAAGGCACAACAATGAACGAATATACAACAATTGCAGAAGATATTGCTGCATTACGAGATAAATTAGACTTAATTGAAAATCATCGGTTTGTCGAAACCACACCAATGGCCGCCACATCTGACATGGTTAGGACTGCATTAACGGGTTCCAAGAAGGCTCGCGCTGTGAAATCAGCGAGCCCTGTCATCGAAAAAGAAATTAAGGCAGGGCTTGAAAAATTAGGCAGTAAACCTGCGTTTGATGCAGAAAAGATAGCAACCTCGTCGCTTGGGCCAGAGCAAATGAAAAAACTGGCTGACAGTGCATTAGCCAATCCAGCAATTACCGCAGCTGAAAAACAAGCCATTCAACAAGGTGGTATTGTTGCTTGGCTTAAAAATAATCCTAAAAAAGCAGCTGTCATTGGTCTTCTTTCTACATCTGGTATTGGCTATATAGCAAATGATTCTGACCATAAAGTAGAACCAGTACCACCAACTCCTAGCCCACTCGGTTCAGGTCATAAATCAAGCTATGACCCAGACGTCGCAGAAAAACAAAAAATCTTAAATGATTTAGGTGCAAACATCAAAGTAGATGGTATTTGGGGTCCTAAAACCGAAGCGGCCTATAATGAGTATTGGGTTAAAAATTATGCGTATCATAACGCAATTACCAATGGCGCTGACGAAGCCACTGCAAGAAGCAATCAAGCTGCATGGGATGCTGCTTCGCAACTTGGGCAATCAACAACACCCACTACAGCACCACAACAAACCGATAACACATCAGACTCGTATAAAGAGTTGACCAAAAATGTTCCAAGAGGGTTAGATGAAGAATTTAATTCTGTTATGAAAAATGCTGGTTTACGAAAATAACATTCACAAAGGGGCTATATAGCCCCTTTTCTTTTTAATCACTTGACAACATTAACAACACCTTCTATAATACCATTTTATTCACTAACAAGGAGAGAAAGATGAGTAGAGCATATGGTGCAGAAGAAAAAGCCAAATTAGAAAAATTAATCAACGAAGGCGGCACAGTGCTTCGTGAAATTGATGATCTCAGAGAAAGCTTGAAAGAAACTGTAAAAGGTATTGCCGATGAATTGCAAATCAAACCAGCAATCATTAATAAAGCAATCAAAATCGCGTATAAAGGCGATTGGACTACCCATAATGAAGACTTTGAAGAAGTCGAAGCAATTTTAGATATTACTAAAAATATTTAACATTGTATCCCGAGTGGTTGATAGGTTTCAACCACTTTTTTTGGTATTTGTGAGCCTGAAATCACATAAGGAGAACAACGGAATGTCATACGTAGACGCATTTTTCAATAAAGAAAAAGATGTAATAGAAGTAGTAGAACGAGTTAATGGTAAACGAGTATTCAAGGAATATCCGGTAAGACCAACATTTTATTACGAAGATCCCAAAGGTAAATATCGTTCAATATACGATAAACCACTCACCCGAGTAGTTTGCAAAAATTCAAAAGCATTTAGAAAAGAACAGGCAATCAATAACAATAAATCGTTATATGAGTCAGACATCAATCAAGTTGTAAATTGTTTGAGTCAAAATTATCTAAATGCAGAAGCACCAAAATTACATGTTGCCTTCTTCGATATCGAGGTTGATTTCGATCCAATTCGCGGATATGCCGCACCTGATGATGCATTTATGCCAATTACCGCAATTGCGGTATATTTACAATGGCTAGAAACATTGGTGTGTTTAGCAGTACCGCCAAAATCACTAACAATGGATGAAGCTACTAAATTAGTCAGTGATTTCCCAAATACGATTCTGTTCAATAATGAAGCAGAAATGTTAGATTCATTTCTTGATTTAATCCAAGATGCCGATGTATATAGTGGTTGGAACAGTGAGGGATTTGATATCCCTTATACCGTCAATAGAGTTGCTAAAGTTCTAAGCAAAGATGATACTAGACGTTTTTGTTTGTTTGGACAACTACCTAAACGCCGAGAATACGAAAAGTATGGAAAAACTGCCGTTACTTACGATTTTATTGGTAGAATTCATATGGATAGTCTTGAATTATATCGAAAATACACATATGAGGAAAGACATAGCTATCGTTTAGATGCAATTGCCGAATATGAATTAGGCGAACATAAAACCGTATACGAAGGTACCTTGGACCAATTATACAACAATGATTTTAAAACGTTCATTGAATATAACCGCCAAGATACAATGCTTCTCGAAAAACTTGATAAAAAATTAAAGTTTTTAGACATTGCTAACGTTCTAGCACACGAATGCACCGTTTTGATAACAACAACTATGGGTGCAGTTGCCGTAACCGAACAAGCAATTATAAATGAAGCACATAACAGAGGATACCAAGTCCCAAATCGTAAAAGACAGCCTGAAAATTCAGACGACGAAGGTGCTGCCGGTGCCTATGTAGCATACCCAAAGATAGGTATTCATGACTGGGTTGGTTCTCTTGATATCAATTCGCTGTATCCATCAGTGATTAGAGCGCTGAATATGGGACCAGAAACCATAGTGGGTCAAGTCCGCCAAACATTGACTAATTCATTCCTAAAACAAGAAAAGGATAAAGGTAAATCAATTACTGCTGCTTGGGAAAGTAAATTTGGTTCTTTAGAATATGAAGCAGTGATGAATAAAGAAATCGGTACTGACTTAATCATTGATTGGGAAGAAGGCGGTAGTGATTTGATTAGTGCCGCAGAATTGCATCGATTGATTGTTGATAGTAATCAACCTTGGATGTTAAGTGCCAATGGTACTATCTTTACATATGAACGGGAAGCAATCATTCCGGGATTATTAAAAAGATGGTATGCTGAAAGAAAAGAAATGCAGAAAAACTTAAAAGAAGCAATAGCTGCCGGTGATAAAGTTCAAGAAGAATATTGGGATAAACGCCAGCTTGTAAAGAAAATTAATTTAAATTCGTTGTATGGTGCATTATTAAATCAAGGATGTAGATTTTACGACAAACGCATAGGCCAATCAGTTACTTTAACCGGTAAACAGATTGCTAAACATATGGGTGCCAAAGTAAATGAAATTATTACGGGTGAATACAATCATAAAGGAAAATCAATTATCTATGGTGATAGTGTTACAGGTGATACTATGATATTAACAAAAGATGGTGAGATATCTATTGAAAAATTATTCAATCGTTGCGCCGAACAATCCATTGTTGGTGATAAGGAATACGGAGTATGGAGTCCTGATAAAGTAATGGGATTCAACATTTATGAAGATTCAACGGTGATGTCATCAATTTCATATGTGATGAGACATAAAACTAACAAAAACATTTATAAGGTATCGCTTGTCAATGGTAAAAGTGTTAAAGTAACTGAAGATCATAGTGTAATGGTAGATCGAGATGGGTTTTTACTTGAAATGAAACCTACGGAGATTCGTGATACCGATTTAATTATTTGTTTACAGGATAACAATAAAGAAGAAATTGAAAGAACCACTATTTCTTCCGTTGAATGTCTAGGCGAGTTTGACGATTATGTATATGATATTAGCATTGATGACCAAGATCCGATATTTTTTGCGAATAATGTGGCCGTCCATAACACCGATTCATGCTACTTTTCAGCATATGAAACATTAAAACCTGGTATTGAAGCAGGTACTATTCCTTGGACCAAAGAAGACATATCTGCATTATATGATGAAATCGGTGAACAAGTGAATACTACTTTTCAAGATTTTATGTTAAGTGCTTTCCACTGTCCTCATAAACGCGGTGAAGTAATCAAAGCTGGGCGTGAAATCGTAGGTTCTAAAGCATTATTCATTACTAAAAAACGATATGCAGTGTTGGTATACGACAAAGAAGGTAAGCGTAAAGATTTAAACGGTAAATTAGGTGAAATCAAAGCAATGGGATTGGATTTAAAACGTTCTGATACACCAGAGTTTATTCAAAACTTTCTAAGTGATATATTAGAAATGGTATTATCTGGGTCAAATGAACAAGATGCATTAACAGCGATCACCCAGTTTAGATTGGCATTTAAAAATAGACCAGGTTGGGAAAAAGGATCACCAAAACGAGCGAATAATGTTACGAAATACCAAAATAAAGAAGATGATTTAGGTAAAGCGAATATGCCAGGTCATGTAAGAGCGAGTATTAATTGGAACACATTAAAGAAGATTTACAATGATAAGTATTCGATGAACATAACCGATGGCGCAAAAGTTATCGTGTGTAAATTAAAACCAAATCCACTGGGGTTTACTAGTGTAGCATACCCAGTTGATGAGTTAAGATTACCACAGTGGTTCAAAGATTTGCCATTTGAGCATAGAGAAATGGAGAAGGTCATCATTGATAAGAAAATATCCAATTTGATTGGTGTGTTAAACTGGGATTTGCAAAGTACTCACGAAGTTATTACTGAGAACAGTTTGTTTTCTTTTTAAAAATTACTTGACATCTTCTCACAATAGCTTTATAATTACTAAAAATTTAACGGGAAATATAAATGAAAGATTTTTTACAGGATTTAGTTGCACATACTCATACATTAGGTATTTTACCTATTGTTCGTGTATCATCAACGCCTGAATCTACTACGATTGATGCATTAGCTGATGATAGATCAGTATTATTAAATGCAATCGCTAAAAAACCATTAGAAAATGTAGTCGGGGTCTTTGGTATGCCTAATTTGAATAAATTAGATTTGCATCTGAAATGTCCTGAATACAAAGAAAATGCTAAAATTTCTATATTAGAAGAAACTAGAGGTGGGGAAACAATGCCCACTGGCATCCATTTTGAAAATGCATCGGGTGATTTCCAGAATGATTATCGTTTCATGGCAAGAGAAATTATCGACATGAAACTTGATAAAGCCAAATTTTTTGGCACTAAATGGGACGTTGAATTCCAACCATCATTGGCTAGTATTCAACGATTTAGATTACAATCATCTGCCCATACGGAAGAAAGCACGTTTAATGTATCGACCAAGAATGGAAATTTAATTTTCAGTTTTGGAAATTTAGGCACACACGCTGGCTCATTTGTATTCCAAACCGACGTATCTGGTACATTAAAAAAAGAATTAGCTTGGCCTAAATCACAAATTTTAGGTGTATTGAACTTACCAGGTGATAAAACATTTAGAATTGCTGATTCTGGTGCCATTCAAATTACGGTAGATAGTGGTATAGTTGAGTATAACTATACATTTAAACCAATATTATAATTATTTTTACCATGCTACAGGACGTAGCATTATTTCATAAACCATAAAGAAAGGAAACTAAAATGGCTAAAAACTATAAAACATTCTCATATTTTGAATCACGTCCAGATGTCGTGAAAATCTTTGAAGATTTAGAAGCATTTCACGATTTTTGCAGAATGGAAATGAGAAAATTCGACCCAGCTGAATTATATCGTAAAGATTCAAAATCTTGGAGTGCTTATATGGCTAGTACAAGACCTAGAAAAGCATATCAAGGTAATAGACCTTGGACTAAACAAAGAACAAAATAATGGATTATTTGGGTGGGTAGAAATATCCACCCTTTTTTGGAGATGTATATGGCCAGATTTGACAACTTTTCACCCACCGCTAGTAGTATTACTGTAGCGAATAATCAGCATTCGGTTGTACCGACTTTTACAAACGGTGGACTAGGCACATCTTTCACCAGAGGATTAAAAGTATCTGGGGATTTGGAACTAAATGGTGAAAGTATTGATACTAGATTACGACGGATCGAAGAACGATTGCATATTCCACATAGAAATGTTAAACTAGAGGAACAATATGAAAACTTGAAAAAGATATATCAAGAGTACGAAGACACTATAGCCGCAATTAAAACTTGGGAAGCCATCAAAGGATCAACATGAGTAAACAAATTAAATTTTCACAACAATTTATCACTGAATTCAATGGTTCTTACACAGAGTTAGAAAACATCATTAATAGGGTATCCACCATGATTGAAAATGGTGATTTAACCAATCAATCATCCACTATCACTTTTGGGTCAGATTATGACCAAATTTTGGAGATCTCGCTATGAAATTAATTCCACAAATTCCCGCCGAAGGTATTATGAAAACGGGCGATTTTGGTGATTCAAAATTCTATTCTATTCAATGCAATTGTGGAAATCCAGACGACACTATTGTTATGGAAGTCGAAGCTGATGATTACGTTATTTCAGTGAATTTATATTTCACACCAAAAACAGATTGGTGGACTAAGTTGGTTGATGAACATCATAAGCCATATTACTCAAATTCATTTATTTTTAGCATTGATGAATCTATTCGATCTTTAATTAATTCTTTCTATACTAGAATTAAGCACACTTATACCATTTGGACAGAAGGTTATTTGAAATACCAACAGACCACATTATTGACACAGCAACAAGCATTAAATTTTGCTGATACATTAGTGAAAGCAATTGATGATGTTGGACAATTTAAAAAGGAGAGTACATGATTAAGAAATTTTTCAAGGATATCACTGGCATCACTGCCGCTGAAGAAAAAAAACAACGTGAAGAACAACTTCGAATTGAGCAAGAAGAAGCTGAAAAAGCGAGAAAAGCATCATTAGCTGAAAAACGTAGACTTAAAAAAGAAGAAAATGAGATTAAAAAATTATCACCAAAAGAAATAGCCAATAAACGAAAAGAACCGTGGGTAGATGTGATTGGGTTTAAAGTAAACCAAAATGATATCAAAAATGGTTTTTACGAATTGGATTGGAATAGCTACTTCATTACTCAATTAAAAAATGAAGGTTATGGTTATGATGGTGATCCAGAAGAAGAAATTGTTGACCGTTGGTTTAGGGATATTTGCTTAAATGTTGCTGCTGCAACAGGTATCGATATGTCGGAACATTCAGTTGGTAATCTTGAAGTATCCAAAAAAAGGATCCAAGATGAGCTCAACTAATCGCTCTAGCGCACGTGATGCACACGTTGCTGACTATTATGTTACGCCAATAAAATCAATCGTTGATTTTATTAAAAATTTTGAACGAGATTATGGTTCATTAGGTAATATATTGTTAGACCCGTGTGCAGGTGGTGATATGCATAATCAAATGAGTTATCCATCTGCATTATCTCAATTTGGATATACCAATATTGAAACACTTGATTTAAGATCGGATTCACTGGCGACCTACCCAAGTACTAATTATTTGGAGTTTGACATTTCGTCTATTACGAAACCAGATTGCATCATCACTAATCCACCATTTAATCTTGCATTAGAAATTATCAATAAAGCATTAAATGATGTGGATGATGATGGTTATGTAGTAATGCTACTTAGGTTGAATTTCTTTGGGTCTAAAACGAGAAAGCCATTTTGGACTCATAATTTACCGATGTGTTGCTATGTTCACTCAGAACGAATGAAATTTTTAAACACAGGCGGCACTGATTCAATCGAATATATGCACTGTGTATGGAAAAAGGGACATTCTTTTAACAGCACTGAATTAAGAATTATTTAACAAACAGCCAAGGACGGCATATGACTTATATTATTGTAGATTTATCCAATCTTTTTTATCGCAGCAAACACGCAATCCAAGGCAATGCTGACATCAAATTAGGTATGGCTTTTCATATTACCTTTTCTGCCATTCGTAAAGCGTGGAATGATTTCAATGGCAAACACGTTATTATCGCATTAGAAGGCCGTAGTTGGCGCAAGGATTTTTACGAACCCTATAAACGAAACCGAGCAGATCGGCGAGCTGCATTATCGCCGAGAGAACAAGAAGAGGACGCATTATTTTGGGAAGCATATGATGAATTTAAAACATTCCTATCTGAAAAAACCAATTGCACTATTCTTCAACATCCACGTTTAGAAGCTGATGATTTGATTGCTGGGTTTATTCAATCACACCCATCATCAAAACATGTGATTATCTCGACCGATAGCGATTTCCAACAGTTGATTTCAACTAATGTAAGTCAATACAATGGTGTAGAAGATATCCATATCACGCACGAAGGCTACTTTGATGTAAAAGGAAAGCCAATCAAGGATAAAAAAACTGGTGAAATAAAAATGCCAATTGATCCAGCATGGATGTTATTTCAAAAATGTATTCGTGGTGATACCATTGATAACGTGTTTTCAGCATACCCGGGTGCTAGAATTAAAAGCACCAAAAATAAAGTTGGGTTGACTGAAGCATTTGAAGATAGAAATAGCAAAGGATATGCTTGGAATAATTTCTTATTACAACGATGGTCTGACCACAATGGCGTTGAACATCGTGTATTAGATGATTATGAAAGAAATCGAATCCTAATTGATTTAACCGCACAACCCTCTGATATTAGAGCTATCATCAATGAAACTATTGCTACCAATGCTAAACCAAAAAACATTGGTCAAGTAGGCATCCGATTGTTGAAATTTTGCGGTAAATGGGATTTGAAAAAAATGAGTGATGCTATCAACACCTACACTGATATGTTCCAATCAAATTATGTGGAAGAAAATATTTGACATCCATTGGTTAGTGATTTAAAATATAAAAACATTAAATCACTAACCCACAATAGAGGATACTACTATGTCAGCAGTAATGACAGATGAAATCAACGATGTAATCATTGAACGTACCAATACTCGTAAAAAACAAGCTCAAAAACCAAAAGGATCATTTTTGAATATGTTGAATTTAGGTGAAAAGTTAGATAATCATAAATTGGCTAGAGCGTGGGGAGACCGTAATCACGAACATGGTGATGTGTTTGCCACTTCATTAGAAGTTGATTACATTATTTTCCAACAAAATTTATTCATTGAAGAAACCAAAGAATTGACTGCAAAATTGTCTCGAATTGGTTTCGAGGAACAAATTGATTACCCAGATGAAGAATTGTTCTCTAAATTTGTGAGAGTGATGTACAATAGAAAACATAATATCGCAGTTATGTTGTATCAACCAAAAAACAAGCATGCTATCCACACTGCCCATAAAATTGTTGAGAAATCAATTATTGATGGCCAAACTGGTTTAGCGGTATTTTTAGCAGCAGTAGATGTTCTTTTATCAAAATAAACGGAGTTATAACTATGGAATGGTTTGAAAATATACCAATGGATGGTATTCTTTGTAAGTGTAAATACAGCAAAGAGGGTGATTATAAAATTGATGTTATTACTCGATATAATGATCACCCACTTTCTGATTTTAAGTTCAGAAATAATGAAAAATTTTACGCTGATGCAATCCCATTATCGGTCGATGAAGTTCAAAAATTGATCTATAGAGGAGTTGAAAATGCCTGAAATCCATGCAAAACCCATTGTAAATGGCCAATTCTGGGTCGTTGAAGAAGATGGTGTCAAAATCGCTACTTTACGAAAAGAGTTAAATAACCATTTTCGCCTAAGCAACGCGAATAATATCATAACATTTGAAAAAGAAGATGAATTAATCACAACCTTTGGTAGTTCATTCTTCTTGACTGATAATAGGATTGATATTTCAGAACCGGTTAATGAATGTCATGGTTTTCCAACAAAATCAAGGCCGTATAATGCCATGTATGATGTTAGAAAGCGATTACCACTCTATACTAAACAGCCACAGAGCAAATGCTACATATGTGCTGGTTGGTATCAAGTTAAATTCAAAGCATGGGTTTCATTATTCTGCCCAAAGTTAATTACATTGGAACGATATGAACATCGAGGACCGTTTATGACAAAACAGGAAATAAGATGCAACCAAAAGTAAACGTAACGCCGATATCACAGTTAGTGCAAATGATTAGAGCAGCCGAATTGAATAATCAAAAAGATGTAAAGATTCCAATTCATCAGGCTAGGCTGATATCATTGGCTATTACTGAATTATTGGATAAAGTTAATCAAGATAATGAAAGTATTTTCAACGCATTGAAAAAAACCGTTGAAAGTGCACCAATATCAATAGCAATGGACGGCGGTGGGTTCGAAAATGCGTAAAAAAGGATAAATACTTTGGCAACTATTGGAGAAATATCAATGAGTAGACCAAAGCCAAATGTCCTTTTGGAGCATATTGACAAGGTTAGCTATAAAGTTGATCAAATATTGGAAGCTGATGAATTTGCTATTTGGGCAGTATTCTATAAAAATGTAGCATTCAATTTGAAATCCTTTAATAGCCTAACCAGTCACCCAGGGCCGAAGTATAAAAAAACTTGTTTTTCAAACAAAGGCCATGCATTTAACTTAGCAAGAAAATTGAATGCTGAGTTCAATTGTGATGACTTTAAAGTTGTAAAACTAATATCAGGAATAGTTGTTGGATGAGTAGCCGAGATAACTTAACCAAAGTTTTTCTAAAGCAATGGGGTGTATCAACAGATGAAGCTAATGTGAAATTTTTTTCTAGGCAATGGTGGGTTGACCCACGTGCCAATAATAATTCACTTAGATTAACAAAAGAAGGACTTGATTTTTTAGTGGAAACACTAGGACTCAAGTCCTACACCGTCCCATTCTTAGGACCAATTGATAAAAGCCCACAAACCGTCGTTTACCTATGTCGCTTTATGGATGGGCCTTTTTATCTTACCAATAATAGCATTACAGTATTCTCAGAAATGAAATGTGTTGAATTACATCTGTTCTCAGATGATATACGCAAGTATGGGATTATTAAAACACTTGAAGCACGTCAAAATATTTTAAAAAACAGTTGACATCACTAAATTCAATCGTTATACTACACAAACATTGGACGTGATGCCAATCTTAACTGGACTGGAAATAACTCAAACGGATTTGAAAATTAAGTATTGACATAATGATTTTTAAACATTACAATACAATCTTTCATTAAACTTTATAGGAAACACACAAATGAGTGAAAACCGCGCAGTAGGCCCAAAAGCAGCAAAAAAAGCAATCATCAAAGCATTGAAAGTTAAACGCCCAATCTTCCTATGGGGTTCTTGCGGCATTGGTAAATCTGACATTGTTAAACAAATTGGCGATAATGCAAATTCATTAGTGATCGACGTTCGTTTATCATTGTGGGACCCAACTGACATCAAAGGTGTGCCATATTTTGATGACAAAGATAGCACAATGAAATGGGCTCCACCTTCTGAATTACCAGGTATGAAATTGGCTGAACAATATGATCAAATCATCTTGTTCTTAGATGAAATGAATTCTGCAGCGCCATCAGTACAAGCAGCGGCATATCAATTGGTACTAAATCGCAAAGTCGGTGCTTACACATTACCTGACAATGTTGTAATCGTAGCAGCTGGTAATCGTGAAGGCGATAAAGGTGTTACCTACAGAATGCCAGCACCATTGGCTAATCGTTTTATCCACGTTGAGGTTGCATCATCATTTGACGATTGGTTCGAATGGGCGACAGAAAACAAAATCCATAAAGACATCGTTGGTTATTTGAACTGGTCAAAAAGTGATTTGAACAATTTCGACCCAAAATCAAGTTCAAGAGCATTTGCAACACCACGTTCTTGGTCATTCGTTAGCGAATTATTGACCGAAAATGACTGCGATGATGAAACATTGATGACATTAATGGCTGGTTCAGTTGGTGAAGGTACTGCTATTAAATTCAATTCTTATCAAAAACTGGCTGGCAAATTGCCTAATCCGACTGATATTTTGTCAGGTAAAGTGAAAAAACTTGACCATAAAGAAATTTCAGCGATGTATGCGTTAACAGTTGGACTATGTTATGAATTGAAAGATGCTTCTGAAAGAAAAGATGAAAATTTCGATGACCAAGTTAACTATTTCTTTGAATTTATGATGTCTGAATTCGAAACTGAGTTAGTTGTAATGGGTACAAAAATTGCGTTGGCTACATACAAATTACCGTTGTCAGTCAATAAAATTAAGTGCTTTCAAGAATTCCATAAAAAATATGGTAAATTCATTATCGGTAGCCATTAATCACACCGTAGTTATTTAACCAGTGTAAAGGGAGTTCTATACTCCCTTTATTTTTAATCTTTTTAGATAGGAATATTCATCATGTCTGATCCAGTCATTGATAAAATTATTGAAAACATTACCTTTGCTAGGGTAGGTTTATTATTACGCCATCCATTTTTTGGTCAATTAGCCACTCGTCTAATCATCAAAGAAGGTGGTGAATGGTGTAAAACTGCCGCAACTGATGGTCGTCATATTTTTTTCAGTAAAGATTTTTTTGAAAAATTGACAATCCCGCAAATCGAATTTGTAGTTTGCCACGAAATTATGCATAATGCATTTGACCATATGGGACGTAGAGATTTTAGAAATCCACGAATATTTAACTGCGCTGCTGATTATTGTGTCAATGGTCAAATTGTACGTGATAAAATTGGTGATTGGAATGTCCCAGATATTCAAATTTTACACGACCCAAAATATTATGGAATGAGCGCTGAAGAAATCTATGATATTCTAAAGGACCATACCGATGAAATGCTGGATAAATTAGGTGAATTATTAGACCAGCATATTGATTGGAGCGCACCAGACGAAAATGACCCGAATAGACCAGTATACTCTGAAAGTGAATTACGTGAAATTCGTGATGAAGTAAGAGAAGCTATTATGGATGCTGCACAGGGTGCTGGTGCTGGTAATACACCTTCTAGTATCAAACGCATGATTAAAGATCTTACAGAGCCACAAATGAATTGGCGTGAAATCTTACAGCAACAAATTCAAAGCACTATCAAAGATGATTTCTCTTGGATGAGACCAAATAAAAAATCTTGGCATTTATCGGCTGTATTACCAGGACAAAGTTTGCGAGATACCATTGATTTAGTAGTTGCAATTGACACATCTGGTAGTATGACAGAAGAAATGCTTCGTGATTTATTAGGTGAAGTAAAAGGTATCATGCAACAATACCAAGACTTCAAGATTAAATTATTCTGCTTTGATACCGAAGTTCATAATGTTGTCGATTTTGATGCCTATAATATCGAAGATATCGATGTTTATGAGCCAATGGGTGGTGGTGGCACAATGTTTGAGTGCATCTATGAATACTTAAAAGAACACGATATTGTTCCAAAAAAACTCCTCAATTTTACAGATGGATACCCTAATTCTGGGTGGGGACCAGAAGAATATTGTGATACCATATTTATATTACATGGCACCACATCGATAGTGGCACCATTTGGTACCACTGTGTATTACGATTTGAATAAATAATTATTTGTTTGGTTGCCTACCATGTTTAAACCCCGGTGGGCAATCATATCTTAATACATCAATATTACCATCATTGAACCATTTTTTACCCGCTGCAGTATTTGTCTTATTAGACCCATTATTAATATATGAACCAACCCGTTTCTGAATAACTGCCGGACATGACAAGTGCGACGGCGCACATTGCATTTCACCTGATTTTTTCACATAATTTGCAGGGCCAGTACAATATTTGCAAATTCCAGTTATTTCAGTGAATGTAGCTGCTATATAGTTGACTTTTGGTGGTTTAAAATTTTCATCTAGTGGTGGCTTTTCATTTTTTGAATAGTATTCGTTGTACTCATTTATTAATTCTTCAATGGTCATTGAATTTTTATAACTTTTAGATACATTGATTTCCATAGACAACATTTGAATATTTGTGATATCACCTATGATAGCCGGTGAGATTTTGTTTTGATACCCATAGCAAATACTGACTTTATGATCCAAATGCCAAGAACGTCCTCTTAATTTTTGTGGATCTATTGAGTCTTGATTGTTTCGGTAGAACCAATTTGAAATTGTATGAACTATTCGATGATATTCTTTATAGGTGTAATTGAACTCAGCATCTGCAATATTTTCTACCATATTTTGAAATCGTTCATTCCATCTGGTTTTCTGTGTGTTAGATGCTCGCTTTTTACCTTCTTCAGTTTTCATATATGCACTTTCACCATATTTTTCTTGAAATACCTGACGCTTTTTGTCTTTGACGGATTGTAATTGGCTGGCATTATCAACCCCTATTAATGATTTCATATCTAACATTGAACAACGCTGTGAACAATATCGGTGATAGGTTTTGTGAACAATACTATAGGTAGTGTGATTGTCGCATACTTTACAAGTGGGGTATTCAGTGATATCATTAGTATAACAAAATAAGCGTTCTGTAAAGGTTGGTGTTTTTAAAAAAGAGGTTTTTTCACATATTTCGGTATATGTATCTGGAAGTAAATTTTTAAAATACCATCCAAATTTTGAAGGATGTGTTGTATCAGCATTAACTGATTTTAAAAATTCGATAACTTTGTTGTATGTATAAATAGATTTGCTAGACATATAGTCCTCCTGACTTTTGTTAATGTTTAGAGTAGTTGGGAGTTGAGGTCCGTGAACTACTAGTTTTATTTATCTTTTTTTCTTTACACCATCTTCAAAATTTGGTATGATTTTATTCTTTAACTACCACCACTATCACTATGATTAGCATCCTTCAAAAACCACTTGACATCAAAAATGATAGGCTATATAATACAAACATCCATTAGGAGCTAAAATGGCTTTACAAAATGGTGAACCTAATCCATTAGATTACTTTAAATGTAGACAAGTACCATATCCTTGTCCTCAATTTAGTTATATTTCCATCAATTCATCACTTAGTACAACTGATATCAAGCGATGGGTTATACAGAATTTATATGGAAGATTTTACATTGGTCAAGATATAATGCTTGACAGCACTAATACCATCGTGTATAATACACGCATTGGATTTGAAAATGAAGAAGAAATTAGCTTTTTCATTATTGGATGTCCACATTACAAGATGTGAGACTTAAATTTTTAAGGAGAAAAATATGTCAGAAAATACACAAGAAACCGTTCAAGAAACCACAACTCAACAACCTGCTGCAGATTTAAGCGTTAATGATTTAGCTGCTTTGAAATCTATCATTGACGTTGCTAGTGCTCGTGGTGCATTTAAACCAAATGAAATGACAACAATTGGCCAAGTTTATGACAAATTGTCTGCCTTTTTGGATCAAATTGTAAAACAAGCAGAAGCAACTACTGACGAAGGTGCAGAATAATGGCTGAACTTAAACACGTAGGTAGAGTAATCGCCACTGGTAAAAAATGCTTAATCGCATATCGCACATTACCAGGCGATGCATATAGTTGCTTAATTATCCCAACTGAAAATTTACCAGATAGCTACCACGATTCATTAATTAATTTAGTGGAAAGCAATGCCGGTCAAACTGCATACGAATTTGCAGAAGCGTTGGATAGAATGCAATTCCCAGATGGTAGTAGAATGTTGCCAGCATTGCATTCACAAGGTAGATTGGTGAAAATTCCAACTAATCAAGTGGAAGTGATCCCAACCACTTCATCTTCAATCGTGTTATCTGAATTGAATCAAATCATTGCAGATCAACGTGGTATTGCAGTGGATGAATTAGCATTACAACCAGGTGGTAAAAAAGAAGATACAGTTGCCGTATCTGATCCTAGTAAAACATCATCTGCGTCGGTTAATGAACCAGAAGTGGTTAATGAAATTCCATTTGAAAGTTTAACACCTGAAGAACAAGCTAAAAAATATCGGTCTGATGCTGATAGATTGTCAAAGGAAGCTGCTAATTTTCGTAGATTAGCTGAAGAATTGGTTCCAACTGTTAAGAAAAAAGCAAAAGCATGATTAAAGGTAGAATACTACCTGACACCGTAATTGATTCATGGCCGGAAGTATTCGGAGAGGTAACGCTAAATGTGTTACCTCTCCCCTACGTAGAAGCTGTGCTCATATTATTCAAAGACGGTAAAATGTGGGAAATGGGTATCTCACGAAAAAATAACAAGAAAAAATTACAAGAATTTCACAAAGGACTAACTGAGATTTTAGCAACATATGAAGATTACATAGAAGAAATTGATGTCAAAATCAATACTGATAAAGTAAAACGTGATGTTGAAAAATCAATTAAAAAAATGTTTAATAAGTTAGGACTTCAATAACCACATAGTCAAGGAGGACTAGTGAATTATTCTAAAATAAATGTAGAATACATTGACCATATGGGCACTGACTTAAGTGTCGTGAATGCAGCGAGAGTATCGTTCGATAAAGAATCAGCGTTAGTAGATGGAATTTTATCATCAACTGACGAGAAATTGATTTCATATTTGGCTACACACGGCCATTGGAGTCCTTTTGCCCATACCAGTATTCAACTTAGAGTAAAAGCACCAATTTTTATCGCAAGACAATTAGTAAAGCATCAAGTAGGCGGTGTTTGGAATGAAGTACCACGTCGATATGTTTCATCTGAAGTAGAATTATTTGCACCATATAGTTGGAGAGGTAAACCAGCTAATGCAAAACAAGGTTCTACTGGATTGGTTGATGATCAAAGTAAATATAACGGTATTATGG